TGGATTCTATCAGTGATGATACGAAAGAAATCCGCAAGGAAATCACAGACGTTAAGGTCAAGGTCAACGACCTGTCCGAGCGTGTCGTGATGGTTGAGCAGTCTACGAAATCCGCACACCACCGACTTGACCGATACGAGGAAGAAGAAATCTACCACGGTAAGCCAAGAAAACGATGGTGGGTATGAAAGGGGTGATACCCGATGAACCATTCAGATTTTGTCAAAACCGTTGCGGCGTATATCAAGAAGTACGCCCCGGTGTACGGAATCGAGGTCGTGTCACCTATCATCGCTCAAGCGGTGTTGGAAAGTGGCTACGGCACTTCCGAGCTGGCTGTAAACGCTCATAACTACTTTGGTCTGAAATACCGGGAAGGTCGTTGCAAGACCTGTATCGGTACCTATCACATGGTGGGAAGCGAGCAGAACGCAGACGGCAGTTACACCAGTTCTGCTATGCAGTGGTGTAAGTTCAAGGATATGGAAAACGGAGTTATCGGCTACTTCGATTTCATCAACATTCCTAACTATAAAAACCTCAAGGGCGTTACCGACCCTCGGAAATACCTTGAGAATATCAAAGCCGATGGCTATGCTACGTCTCACAAGTATGTGGACAACCTCATGCGTGTTATTGAGACATGGCATTTAACCGATTATGACAAGAAGGAGGAAACAAAAATGAGCAACAGTCCTTTGGTGGTCTACACAAAGCTCTCCCCGAACCATTCCGGGCAGAGAACCCATTCCATTGACCGTATCACGCCGCATTGTGTAGTAGGTCAGCTCTCCGCAGAGAGTATCTGTGGCTGTTTTATCAGCACATCTCGACAGGCGAGTTGCAACTACGGTATTGGCACTGACGGTCGTATCTCCATGAGCGTTGAGGAGAAAAACCGTTCGTGGTGTTCGTCCAGTCGTGAGAACGACCAGCGAGCAGTCACTATCGAGTGTGCGTCTGACAAGACCGCTCCGTATGCGTTCAATGACGCTGTGTATGCGTCTCTCGTGAACCTGTGCGTTGATATTTGTCAGCGTAATGGCAAGAGCAAGCTCTTGTGGCTGGGCGATAAGAATAAAACCCTTGCCTATGCGCCGAAGTCCGATGAAATGGTACTGACGGTACATAGATGGTTCGCCAATAAGTCTTGCCCGGGAGACTGGCTGTACAACCGTCTCGGCAACCTTGCCGCAGAGGTCACTAAGCGGCTCACAGGCGGCTCTACCAACACTGGTAAGGTAGATGTACCCTCTGACGGTAAAACGCTGTACAGAGTGCAGACAGGGGCGTTCTCGAAGCGTTCTAACGCTGACGCATGGGCGGCAAAGCTGAAAGCGGCTGGCTTCGATACCTACATCGTGCAGATGGGTAATCTGTACAAGGTACAGGTCGGTGCTTACAGTCAGAAGTCCAATGCCGAGAACATGATGGCAAAGCTGAAAGCCGCTGGTTATGACGCTTTTATCACTACCAAGTCCGGCACTGCGGCTGGTACTGCGAAGAAATCTGCGGCTGAAATCGCCAAGGAAATCTACAATGGTACTTGCTCTGACGCTCGCTGGTCTTCGTGGGGCAACGGTGCAGACCGTGTAAATCGTCTGAAACAGGCTGGTTATGACCCGAGCGAAGTACAGTCCGAGGTCAATAAGCTGTTTTAACCCAAGTAGTAAAAGTAGTTGAAAATCGGTTTTTGCGTAAACTTTTTATAGATACGCGCGTATATAGAGGAAGTTATACGAAAAAAGCCAAGAACAGCTACTTTAACTACTTCAATCATCAAATTTAAGGAGGAAATCAACATGATTAACTGGAAAGTGCGTATCAAAAACAAGAACTTTTGGATTGCTCTGATTCCGGCGGTGCTTCTGCTGGTACAGGTGATTGCCGCTGTCTTCGGTTACACTCTCGATTTGGGTGAGCTGGGAAACAAGCTGTTGGCAGTCGTAAATGCCCTGTTCGCAGTCCTCACGATTCTCGGTATCGTGACTGACCCGACCACTGCTGGCATTGGAGATTCCAAACAGGCTCTTACTTACGAGACACCCAAAAAAGAGGACGCAGTTTAACCTACATCCTCTACTATGAAAACAAATCCGACACAGTGCTTCACGAAAAAGAATGAGTTCGGATTTGCACTATTTGGTGGAGGCGGCGGGAGTCGAACCCGCGTCCGAAAGCACTTTAACAGGACTTTCTCCGGGCGCAGTCAGGATTTAAACATTCCCTCCGCGCAAGGACACCTGACGGACCTTACGCTTCAGTAGAGTCATGATGCGTGGGCAGGTCAACTCTTTCCCGCCTCACGGACGCCACGTTTACGACGCCTTCCCCGGTCCGTGGCCTCTCCGGTTCAGACGGCCGCCTACTTAGGCAGCGAGAGCAACTTCGTTGTTGTTCTTTAATTTATAAGTTACCCGTTTTATAGAGGTCAGGCGCCTCTGCCCGCTTATCCTGCCTCCACACCCCCGTCGAAACCGGTACGCCCCCGTGTGAGCGGCGCACGACAAGTGCGCCGCGAATACGGGAAACCCGTCAGGTATGCGAAAGCAAAAGGAAACGAAATTACATCTTCTCCGGCTCGGGATAGTCAACGCCCTGCGTATCCACGCGGATGGTCTTGATGACCTGTGGCTTTTTCGGCATGTCGTTGTACATGTTGCGGTTCACGCGGGAGATGTCCACAGCGGCCTGCGCATTCTCGGTGATCTTACCAAACGCCGCATACTGACCGTCAAGGTGCGGCGCGTCGGCCACCATGATGAAAAACTGGCTGCCCGCGCTGTCGGGGATCATCGTGCGCGCCATCGAGAGAACGCCCAGCGTGTGCTTGAGGTCGTTCTTGAAGCCGTTGGCGGAAAATTCACCCTTGATCTCGTAGCCGGGGCCGCCTGTGCCATTGCCGTCCGGGTCGCCGCCCTGGATCATAAAGCCGGGGATGACGCGGTGGAACACCACGCCGTCGTAAAAACCGGAGTTTGCCAGCGCGATGAAGTTGTTGACGGTGTTGGGCGCGATCTCTGGATAGAGTTCGCCGCTCATCACCGCGCCGCTTTCCATTTCGATGGTCACGATCGGATTTGCCATAATTTCTCTCCTTATCTCCGCGCTTTCATCGCGCGGTCGATCTCGCGCTTGGCGTCACGCTTGGCGGCGTCCTCGCGCTTGTCGTAGTTTTTCTTACCCTTGCACACACCGACTTCGACCTTCACGCGCGCGTCCTTGAAGTAAACGCTCAGCGGGATCAGCGCGTAGCCGTCCTGCTTGACGAGCGAATAGAGCTTGCCTATCTCGCGCTTGTGCAGAAGGAGCTTTTTGGGCCGGTCGGGGTCATGGTTGAAGATATTGCCCTTGTCGTAGGGCGAAATGTGCATCGACAGCACGTTCGCCTCGCCGTTTTTGACGATGACATAGCTGTCTTTCAGGTTGAGCGTGCCGGCGCGGATGGACTTGACCTCCGTGCCCTTGAGCTCGATGCCCGCCTCGTAGCGGTCTTCGACAAAATAGTCGTGGAACGCCTTGCGGTTCTGCGCCGCGATTTTTATCCCCTTTTTCTCCGCCACGGCACATCGCCTCCTTTGCGCTTCCATGATAGTGTAGCATACTTTTTCGCCCAGCACAAGGGCTGTCACAAAAACGTAACAATTCGAAAAAACGCCGCATTCCGCTCTATTCTGCCCATCCACTTTAATTTATAGTAGAATTCCGCCCGCCGCCGTGCTATAATTTTAGTATCTATCCCATGCTTTGGCGGCGATCCGCCGCACTCAGGAGGCAGTTTTATCATGGATCTGACCGAACGCCAGCTTTCCCGCGAGACGATCTACGAGGGAAAAATTCTGCATATCTACCGCGACGACGTGCTCCTGCCAAATGGCAGAACGAGCGTACGCGAAGTCGCCGAGCATCCCGGCGGTGTCGCCATCGTCGCTCTTGACGAAAACGACAATGTGCTCACCGTGAAGCAGTACCGCTACGTCTTCTCCCGTGTGCTTGAGGAAATTCCCGCAGGGAAACTGGAGCGTGGCGAGGACCCCGATGAGGCCGCGCTGCGTGAGCTGAAGGAGGAAACGGGCGCAACGCCGAAGCGCATGACGAATCTCGGCAAGCTCCTCGTCTCCCCCGGCTGCTACAGCGAGGTGCTGCACCTTTATCTTGCCGAAGGTCTGACCTTCGGTGAGCAAAATCCTGACGAGGACGAGTTTTTAGAGCTTTACCGCACGCCGTTTTCCGACATGCTCGCACGCGTGATGCGCGGCGAGATCGAAGATGCGAAGACCGTCTGCGGTATCCTCAAGGTCCACGCCCTGCGCACAGCGCAAAAAGAGAGACAGGAGAAAGAAAACTGATGGAACAGAAGAAGACCGTCCTCATTGTCGAGGACGAGAAAAACATCGTCGATATCATCCGCTTCAACCTCCAGCGTACGGGCTATAACACGCTCGAGGCCTACGACGGCGAGGCGGGCCTTGCCATGGCGCGCGAGAAAAAGCCCGACCTCATTCTTCTCGACGTGATGATGCCCAAAATGATGGGCTTTGACGTCTGCCGCGCGCTGCGCGCCGAGGGTGACAACGTGCCCGTCATCATCCTGACCGCGCGCGAAGAGGAGGAGGACAAGATCTTGGGCCTTGAGATCGGCGCGGACGACTACATCACCAAGCCCTTTTCCATGCGCGAGCTGCTCGCGCGCGTCAAAGCGAACATCCGCCGCACAACGATGCTCTCCGCTCCCGCGGCGGAGGACAACGCCATGAGCGCCGGCGGCGGCATCACCATCAACACCGACAGCTTTCAGGTGCGCAAAAACGGCGTGCCCATCGACCTCACACAGCGCGAGTATGAGCTTTTGACGTTCCTCGCCAGCCACCCCGGCAAGGTCTTCTCCCGCGTCGACCTGATGGAGCAGGTCTGGAACTATGGCTACGTCGGCGACGACGCGCGCACGGTGGACGTCACCGTCCGCCGCCTGCGCG